GTAAGCTAGTATCTGAACAGATAGTGTCCTCGAATGGAAGCACAACAATTAGAGGACTGGGTAGATATCTTAGATACAACAAATTATGCACCACACAAAGACCCTGATAATCTTTATCAGAGTTACAGATTCGTTGATTTAGATATAAATTCAGTCACTACAAAAAATTATAGAAAAAAACTTTGTAAATCTCTGATTGAACAAGTAGAAATATTTATACCACCATCAGGTAGTTTTAATAATCAAGATCTTAGAAGATATTTAGAATTAGTTTCAAGTTATGAAACAAGCACAAAAGATTTAATTTTAGGTTTATCTTTAGCAGATCAAATACGTCTTACATTCAGTGATATGAAGACTAGCACCATATGTGATAGATACCCTGAAATTAATTTAGCTGAGAAAAGAAGATACAGATGTGTAGCCGAATATTTAATTAGACAAGGTGAACTAACAAAATTAAGAGATAAAAATGGCAAATTAATTAAAAAAATTGGAAATATGCAGAAGGCTGTTGTTTTATATAGACCATTACCAAAACTATTAGAAACACTAAAAAAATCAGGACTTAGTGATCTTATAAAAATTGACAAAGATAAAAAAAAGGATAAGAATGTAACAGTTGGGGAATCTAAATGACTAGTAGAAGAAATCAATTATTGAAAAAACTTGTTGGTACAGCCATCGGTGAAGATGAAAAAAAGTTATATCAACTTACTATTGAGAGAATTTGTGCAGATATGTGTGATTATTATTTCAAGTTTTATCATAATGAAGGTCCAGGAGCTATGGTTTATGTTCCTGAACATGAAGATGACAAGAAATCTATGTTTTATCTGACAGTTGATAATTTAATCACTGCAGTAGATGACCTTAATAAGCGTGATATGGAAGGTGCTGCAGATGTAATGAAGCAAGCAATAACAAGAGCAGAAAAATTAGATCCGGAAAAAGAAGCACTATTTATTATTCAAGATTCTAAAGAGATGTCTTTAATTCATTACAAAATAGATAGTGAAGGAGCGAGTTTTAAAATGATGTGACCAAAGGTTCATGGGGTGCTAGTAAAAGATCTTTAGGACAAGTAGATCACATAACTCATGATTGGCTTACTCCTTGTGAATATATACCTTACATAGATGCCTTATTAAGAAATATAGATCTAGATCCATGCTCTACTTATGATGCTAATAATCAATTTTTAAGAGCAGAAAAGATTTATACATATGATGATGATGGATTAAATACGGAAGAACCTTGGACTGGAAAAACATATTTATTTCCTCCAACATATGGAAGATGTTCTTTTGCAAAGAAAAGAGGTACATGGAGATGGAGTTTATCTGCAGGTCAAGGTGCAAAGGCTCCCTCAGTTATTTGGTTTAGGAGATTACTAAAAGAGTGGAAACTAAGAAATATACCAGAGGCTTTATTCTTTACTACATATCCTGAGATGATAAGAACTTGCCCAGAAATGTGGGATTTCCCTATCTGTATCCCTAAAGATAGAGCTAACCTAATACATGGGAAAAAATTTGAGTGTCTAGAGTCACCAATTAGCTGGGGATACTTTATTTATTTACCTGAAATAAGTATGGGATTTAATCAAACAGAACGATTTAAAAATATATTTTCACATATTGGTAAAGTTGTTGCTTAATCAATCATTTGTCTAGGGAAATTCATGTCCCTAAGTCTTCCAATAAAACTATTTAAAAAATTTTTAGAATTATTATCATCTACACCAGGTCTTACGCCACGCCTTGAAGGGCTGATATCTGTTTTTGAATTTAACGACTTATAAAATCTGTAACGATTGTCAACGTCGTAACTTGAAGTAGACTGAGGTTTCATACATCTATTGTATTGGAGACTAACATGGCAATGAATGAAATGGAATTAAAAATTAGTGGAGTTTGTGATGATATTAAAGAACTTTTAATTCATAAAAATAGAAAATATGGAAACTCTGCTTTAGAACCAAATAGAATTTTTAGTAAATGTTCTGCTACTGAGCAGCTATTAGTACGTATTGATGATAAATTAAATCGAATAATGAAAGGAGCTGGTCTATTAGCAACTGATGAGGATGTAGTTAATGATTTAATTGGATATTTAGTACTGCTAAAAATAAGTATGGAATCAGATAAACAAAATGAAATCCTCGATATCGCAACATCAATCTATGGCAAAGGAATTAGATCAGAAGCAAACATCCTTGACCATGCCAGAGATTTCGATTAATTATCAAGAATTCGAAAAACATTATAGTCGAGAGCTTTTAATAATGGATTGTCTTGACTGGCTTAAGGAACGACCCCTCGACGCGAAGGAGATCCTAGACCACTTGGAGTTTTGTTCCAGTAACGAAAAAACTGACGAAGAACTTCCCCAGATGGATCAAATTCTTTAAATTTTTTCTCTAAATACTCTATACCTTTAATCTGTGTAGCAGATCCGTTATAAGTTTCTGCAATATTAAGTAAACAAACCTCAGTGTGGCATTTATGACGATAGAAGGTAGGTATCTCTTTATCAGGTGCAAAGTACATATCTAGCTCTGTACGCCTTCTAGAGGTCATTAGATCCCCTCCTGACATCCATATGTGGTTTATATAAGGACTCCATTCTTTTATTATTTTATTTTTAGAAGCGTAATTATTTATTAAATCTAATAACTTACAGGATTTAAAAGAACATAAACCAATACTATGAGCAAAGCTTAGAAGAGCTGCTCTTTTATTTTTATTTAAGTTTACGAATACATATTTTTCAGCTTCTTTTGAAAAAAGCTTTAAATCTTCATAAAATTGTTTATCTATATCATCCTGAGAAGCTTTATCATTGGCATCTAAATAATGATCATCTATAGATTCACTTCCATAACCTATTCTCCAAACACTTTCACCAAAATTTTTATAAGCTGCATATCTTCCCATTCCTAAATAAGTCTTAGGAACTGTATATTTTTTTGTTAATTGATAACCTTTTTCAGTAAATAATGAATACTTATGGGACGACAACTGAACCGTTATAGCTTACTTCAGAGTAACCATCTAACTCTAAAAGGACAACATAGTTCTTTGCATTGTTGGTAACTGTAACACCTACAGCTCCTTTGCCCTTACCTGCTTTAGCTATATCAAAAAACTTTTGATAGCCAGTAGGAGCAGAACCTGTTGCAAAAGCATCTTCTTGAAATATCTGAATAGTGTTTACACCCTCTGATCTATCAAGAGTTACTTTAATATCTCCTGTGCTTCCAGGATTTACTCTAAACCCTCTTACATTATCACCTTTGTTACCAGCTGCTGTAGGACCTAGATATGTAATCTCAGATCCAGCATCAACACTGAATGTATCTAAAGTTGCTTCAATTGTTCGTGTTGCCATGTTCTTTAAGAAATTTGCCCGTCAGTTGAGAGCTGGAATTGAATGTTGGCATCAATGCCATGATCTTTCATAATGTCATAAAACATCTGACGATCTAATGCTTTTTGATGCAAAAGCTCAATAAATGCCTCTTCTAATTCTAAGCGATCTAAAGTTTGGATTGCTAAAGATGCAGCGTGAATAGAAAACTCAACATTTATTGGAAGGTTAACATCCATATAAATAAAAACCTTTATACATATAGTACCAACAGTGAATTAATGAGCAATTAATTCAAGTCATCGATCTCTTTACGTCCTAGTAATATAGTGCCTACCCCATAAGTTCCACCAAATAAGATAATAAAACTAACGGCAACTACTTCCATGAGTACATTTTGTATTTAATTTTATTTTACCACTTAGTTTTATGTGACCAATATCTTGCTGAAAACTTATCGGGATTTGGATCTTGAGCATTATGTCTTGCATAATAAGATTTTTTTCTTGCTTTATCTTTTTCCGATTTTGGATTTTTACCAGCACCTTTAACTCCTTGCTGACCAAACCTTATTATTTTTTCTTTACCATCTTTACAAGCTTTTACAATATGAGACTTTGTTTTATGACTAGGAGTCTTTTTAGGTTTATTACATTTCAAACGATCTTTTGAAAGTTGTTTAGCTTTTGCCCTCTTTGACATCAGTTCTTTCTTTATTCGGAGTCATATATGTCATTTTACATAATCTTTATCTCTCCAGATTGTATCTTAGATTTTAGATCTTGACCTATATCTCCTCTTTCAAAATTAGGAGCTCTACCTTTTACTAATTCATTTATTGGGGCTTCCTTCTCTGCTTGAAATTCTTTTGCATATTGTCTTGCAAAAGCTTTTGCTTGTTCTTCAGCTTGCGACCCATCCGATGTAGAAGTCATTTGTAATGTAAGGTGTTGCTTTATCAGGGGACAGAATTTTTATAGAACTATCTTGATCCATCCACTGTTTTATCTTATCAAGTCTATCCTCTTGATAGAACTTATATGTAGGATTGTACCAATCTTCTAAAAGATGTGATCCTTTTAATCTATTACATTTTGAGCAAGAACATATCATATTTGATTTAACATTATGTCCTCCCTTAAATTTTGGAAGTATATGATCAATCGTTGCAGACTTAGTGTCTAATTCTTTGTCACAGTATGCACACTTCCAGTTCCAAGCTTCAAATATGCATTGTCGAAATTTGTGGCGAGCGTTTTTTGGAGAGAGTTCAATTAAATTTGCTAGTAGATCTTGCTCGCAGTGAATCACATGTACCTTGCAACCTTGTAGAAACTTTATGCTGCATAAACTTACACAAATGTATTCGTTAATCCATTAATGAAACTAATTCCACTTCATCTTCTATTTCATAGTCTGCATCTTCGAGAAGTCTTAATAAATAATAATGAATTTTTTCTGTTACCCATTTAAGATCTTCATCTTTTACATCATTAAAAATTGCATTTAGAGATAGCTCTTTAGATGGAGTCCGTAAATGATCTGCTAGTAATTGTAAGGCTTTATATTTATCTCTATTCATTTCCCTTAACATCTTAATCACCACTTGCCTCTGGCACGACTTCAGCTACAGTCTCATGATTTTTCTCAGCTTCTTGTATTAATGTGCTTGAAAATTCTTTTGCACCTAAAACTTTTAAATAAGTGTTTTTAGTAGTAGCTAACTGAGTTTCTAATTGTTGAATTTGATTTGCTAATCCTGTAGCTTGCTCATCTAATTGCTTATCAAAATCTTTAAGTTTTTCCATTTCTAATCCGCAAGACATGTTGAATAAGTAACTATTTAGAGTATAACCCTAGAATAACTTATTAACAATCGTTGTAATCTCTAGCTATTTGTCCACCTATTTCTGATCCTTTATCCTGTGCAAACATAGTTACAAAGCCTGCAGCAAGCCATCCAACTATTGGGATGTTACTAAATGCAGGTGCAGCTTTGACTCCTACAGAGGCTCCTACGAGCTTACCTGTAGAGTTACCACTACCTTCTACTTTGATGCAAGCAATATCTTTATCAGTCATTACGGTTCCTTCTACTTCTTTCTTACTTCCCTCACCTGCCATTGTATAAGTTTCTCTTAAACTTAATTTAGTTTGCTTATTACCAAATAAACCTTTAGGTTCTTCTAAATTCTTCATTCTGGTTAAAATCTTAGGATCATTTGCTTTATAGCTGATACTATATCCCTTTTCTGAAGTAACAACTCTATAACTTGTATAAGGCCCTACCGGTAAATTTATATTAGGAAAAGGATTTTTTAATTTATGAGAAACTAATGTATTCATCATAGAGATATTAGATATCCCTAGAAGTGAGACTACAGCTATGATTCCCCAGTTTCTCCGTGGTCTATTACTATACATATCATTTACCTGTGCTCTCAGTAACTATTTTTATTGGAGCCTGTTCGATACGTAAAACTTGTGTAGTTACTCCTGATGAAGCTAACTTAGTTCCATCTCCCACATCTTTTTTCTTCTTACCACCTGGCGTGATATTGAACGAGGCTAAACATCCTGTGAAGACCGAAGCTATGAAAGTTATATCCTTAACCTCTCTATCTTCAGTGATACCAGGCAATGTGATGTAGTTCAAAGAAATTATAAATCCGGCCCAGACCATTACTCCCAATCTAATTAGAGTGCCTAGAAAAGCCATTTGTTCTTCTTTGTCATCTATGTTTTCTTTTATTTTTGAGAAAACATTCTTCTTTTCTTTTGGATTTTCTGTCATTTTTTTATCTCATACATACTAAGTTTACCCTCATGTAAACTTATAGGTACTAAGCCCTAGTTTTAGTCAAATGTTAAAGTATTTTCCACTATTAATAATCTTATTAACCCCTAGTGTAAAAGCCGATATCTATCACTCAATCAGTTCATCGGTAAAACTAGAGGTTTCAGCAGCAGCAACAGCTGCAGACCGTATCGGTAACTCTATGAGTATAAGTGGCTCAGGGGTCAATACTACCGACGGAACAACAACAGGCAGCGTAGGTGGTCTAGGAGCAGCCACAAATGGCGTAAATGCTTACACACCAATCACAGCTAGTCAGCTCACAGCAGGGGATGCCTTCTCATTCAGTTCTAGTTATACCGCTGGAGACACTGTAGCTACAAGCTTAACAGTCGGTGAGACAAGCCCATTCGGTGACCTTACGAGTACAACCGCAGGTGTCGCAGGATCACTTGCAGGTACTATTGATACTAAAAATGATATAACAATGACCGCAGGGGGAGCAGGTACTACTGTTACTGGTCAATTCGTAGTTGGACTAACTCTGGACTGATGAAACGGCTGTTATTGCTGTTTATATTTTTACCTGTCCCTTTAAAAGCTTCACCTATTACAGGTGCCTTTACAACAGGGACTATGAATTCTACTACCACGACGAAACAAACTATAGTTGAATCAATCGTTTCGAA